CCGGTAATAGCTCCTTGAGGAGTTGCGCTCGTGAAATAGCCATAAGTCAATGCTCCTTAAGCAGTGCCGGTGTTGCTGGTGTATGAATGCGATCCGGGGTTAAATTTAACCACCACATCAGTGAAAGCATCGCCTACTGCACTACCCGGAGCATTGATAAAATCAACGACTCTAAAGGCAATACCTGTAGTTGCTGCGGTTGTTGCGTCCAATGCAACATTCGAGTTACCCGTAGCAGTGCTACCTGTAGTGGTCGATTGTACATTAGCCAAAGGTGCATTCATGCCCAGTGTGGCTTGCGCCATTGTTGCATCACCTTGTACTTGGAAAGCAACGTTAGGGTCATCTACGATGAATGCTAACGCATCAGCAGCTACCTGACTAGCAGGCCAGTACTGACGATTAACAAAACCCATAGTTGCATCTGTATATGAACAACCCATAAACACGCCAATAGTACCAGCGGGGAATGGATCGCCTGCGGAACCTATATCCGTCATTAACTGGATAGTGCCATCAGCAGCGATTACGACAACAGAGCCGTAAAAGATGTTGGTAGCAAAACCTGACGCTATAGGGAGTTTGCGAGTAGCCCCTGCATAAGGGGTACCACTCACCTCGTTTATAGGCCGAAGCCCATAAGGGGTAGCTGTAGTAGCCATTTAAATCTCCTAAAATTATCCTTTACCGAAAGTGACCTTAGTGCTTCTCTCATTAAAAAGAGGCATCCTAGGATCGTTCTCTCGCATTAAGTTATTGTCTACAGAACGTATTTGCGCTTCATTAGTATTTCTATAATACTCGTTCCGTTCCTCGACAAGTTCTTTGGGTGCTTTGCAAAGCATTAAACCGCCCATCACTACATTGTCCTTGAAGCGTTCATTCTCGATGCTTACAAGTTCAATTTCAGGGTGATCTGTAGCTTTTACAGGGGTCCAACCCTCTCTTAACTTTGAAGAAACATTGGTCGGGTCTGGCTGACCGTTGGTCGCAACGCGAACCCAGTGAAATTTATACCCTTTTTGCGGTGTAGGATTAGGTAGAACTTCAGCTCTCGTCCATGCCTGCTTACGGGTTTTTTTCGCTGTTGTGTCCAGCTCTCTATCTATTCTATTCTCGGCCATTAGTCTTGTTTCCTCATTAATACCGCAGCTTGTTTAGCGTAATCTTCTAGGGAAACGCCTAGCCGTTTCGCAAGAGCGACTTGTGTTTGCGATAATGTCACCTTTCGGGGTGACGTGCTCCGCGTAGCGGGTGCAACCACATTGCTCGATTTTTTCTTTTGTTCTACCGGTTCATCTTCGATACTTTCATCGAATTGATCTGGAAATACCTGACGCATGCGAGAATCAATCTTCTCGTAGTATTCATCTGATCGAGGGTTAGTCCCCTCTTTCGTTAATTTCGTGTGCAGCCCCAACGCAAATGCCGTCATTTCGTCATCAGCACCAAACCAAGAATTATTGTCTGCCCAAGCAATAGCTTGAGGGTCGCGTTGGATGGTTGGAGTCGCTTTACGTGATTCTTCAGTATTGCTGGGAGTTTGTAAAGTAGTTTCCTCGCGTAGCTTAAGGTTCTCTACTTTATCAGCCCTTATCTGCGCTGAATTTAACGCCGCTTGAGCCTCAACCATTTCTTCTGACTGGCCTGCCTCATACGCTTGCGTATACTGTTTCTTAGCCATAGCAAGTTCAGTTTTAACTTGCTGTTTTGCCGACTCTACAAGAGTATTATGACTTTTGTCTACTGAGCCTTTAAGCGTTTTATTTTCGTCAACTAACTGCTTAGTGTAACGTTCAAGTTCTTCCCGCTCTCGTTCAGCTGTTTCCTTAGCTCTACGCTCGTCATGGTAGCCCTTACTAAAGTGCTGTATTCGCTTCTTAACTTTATCCGAATAATTTTCTAACTCTTCGTTAGTAACTTCTTCAGGGGCTTCAGACGCAGTGCGGCCTCGGTCAGCTTTGGGGGTGTCATCCACCACCTCAATTTCTACTTCGCCTTTAGGTGCTTTCTTACCTACTTGTTCACGTCCAACAGCGCCTTCTACTTCTAGCTCAAACTCTGTCTCATTACCCTCTACTTCTACTTCTACGTCTCCAGCTTCCTTTTTATCGGGGTCTGGAAATTCAAACTCTACTTGTTGCATTGGCATAACCATTACTCCTTAAGCACGAGTGATTCCACTCGGATCATTAACAACAGCTTCAATCGAATCATCATTCATCAGACGATACTCTTGAGCACCCACTTTAAAACGTGTACCAGTATTGGCTCTAAACATTACAAAGTCCCCGGCTTTACACCACGGGCCAGTAGGGAATCGATCCTTATCTGAATACGCTTGCTCCCCCATATCAAGCACAACCCCTATCGTAGATAGGATGTACTCCTCATGGAGAGTTTTAGCTGCTTTCACAATACCATTTGAAAACGTCTCTTCTATGTTAGGAAGAGCTATTAACACTCTATACCCAACAGGTTTAGGAATAAGCGCTTCCATTTCCTCTTGTGATACTTCGCGTGTAACTGCTTCCGTCTCTATCTTCTCTTGCCGCTTCATCTCTAAAGCTGTCATTTCAGTCATCATCATTTTCCATATAATTACGCGAAAGGTCATTTACTTCTCTAAGTGCAACGTTTAGACCTTGAATAACACCGCACACCTCCTTGTATTCCGCGTAGTCTTTAGGGACACCCGAAACTAAGAATTCTTCGCTAGAACGTTTTTGCTCTGTAAGTTTTATATTTAGCACGTCAAAGACGGTTGTAGTCATTACGTAGTTACTCCTTCACGGTCTACAAACATGGGGGTTTGTTCTCCAACCCACGCACCCAATACATTGAACTCAAAAAACTCTTCAGCTTCTTCGTAGCTCATGTTTTGGTCTGCCTGTAGTATCTTTAAGCACTTACCTCTATCGTAGACCGCCAAATCAGGCTGCCCACAACGCTCGCCAATACCAATAAATGCCTGCTCAAACCCATCCGCAAGTAGCATGTCTTCCATTATTTGCCCCACTTACTTAGCTTTCTTTCTTGCCGTAGCTGACAAGTCATTTAAGTGGAATAATTTCACGCTATTTTTAGTATGGTTTTTCCCACTGTGCAAAGAGCCATCAGGCATCTTGTGTGTATTACCTGTAAACAAAGTTCCGTTTTTTCTGAAATGATCAACACCTTCCATATTATCTATCCCTCTCTATGCGGTCTAGGACAGCGAGTGCGTTTACAAGATTCAACACTGACTGAGCGTATTTCATTGCTTCGTCTGGATTAGTAGCTCTTTCCGCTGTTGATACAAGTCTTTCTACTGCTTCTTCTATTTTCTTCTTCATAGGGTTCTAACTCCTGTGGTTTTAAAGTTAATGTTATCTATCTTCTCGGTTATCGCGGGCAGCTTCATCTCTGTCCCGTTGTGTTTCCGCCCGTTGTTTGGTCGCATCTATAATTGCTTTGGCTTCTGCCAAGTCATTCTTTGCTTGCGCTTGCTCGTTCTGGGAGGCTATACGTTGAGCTTCCAGAACCGCCGTGGTTTGGGCTTTCTCCTGATCCAGTTCAAGCCGTTTCTGATCCAAGGCTAGCTCACCAGCATCTTTCGAGGCTTTGCGTTCTTGGTCATTTGCTTTAAGTTCTAGTTCAGCTTGCTGCATCTGTACTAATGGGTCTTGGGCAATTTGTTGCGCCTGCTGCTGGGCTGCTTGTGCCTGCTTTTCTTGGCTAAGTTGTATAGCTGCTTTGGCCTGTAGCCCTGCAATAGAGTTCGCCAACACCGGATCAAACTCCTCACTCGGTGGTGGTAGTGCTGCCCCTAAGCTTGTCTCTATTTGCTGACGGTATAAGAAGGACATATGCTCTGCTAAGTGAGCCTGCATCGACCCCATAATCTGGTTAGCCATAGGGTTTTGCCCTATAAAAGCCGCCATCTGTGGGTCTTTTAGAAACGCTTCGTGAGTAGAAATATGTGCTTGGTGGTCTTGTATGATGAAAGCACTCAAAGGTACCCCTGTTAACACGTTCATATTCTCACTTACTGGGTCTATTGGTGCGGAATCTTCTTCAGTTGGCACTAATACATCCGCGTTCTTAATCCCTATGACCTCGATCATCTGACGATGAAGTTCAGGTAGGTCATATATGTCTGGGGCAGCCTGTGCCATTTGCATAACAGTCTGATACTGCACAACGCGTTGTGCCATCGTACTGCTATTGGGATCACTGACAGGAATTACTTCCACCGTGGCGTAGTCGTTCTGACGAGCGCGTTGCTCACCACGGTCAGGCATGTACGTATACTCTACGGGTGCGTACTCAGACATAATTGCCCGAAGCAGTTTAAATTCCTGCTTCATCGCGTAGTGGACACGGGATTGCACCGCAGCCATAGGCTTGAGAGTACGCTCTAATAGCGCAAGAGTGGTTCCAACAGGTGCGTTTGCACTCATATCGGAGATATTCATGTCTGATATAGCCCCTAAACGGCGGCCTTCTTCAGTAATCTTGTCCAATAGAGCCAATAGTGTCTGACTAGGCTCTTTATAGGGTAATGGTAGGATATTCTCGCGTATTGACCCGCTAGGTACGTCCACGTCACGGAATTCGCCCGGCCCGATGGGGGTATCGTCCCCTTTTACCCGCAATCCGCGTGATTTTAAGCCACCGGGTAGGTTAGAAAGGGTGCCTGCGTCAACTAATTGACGGATTATGGAGGTTCCTGCGCGTGCATAGCCTCCAATAATGTGAATTAAACCAAGACCATAGAAGCCAAAGCCCGGAACATACACATAATGGACAAAATGTTGACGTTTAAGCTTCAACGGATCGTCAGGGTTCCAATTTCTACGTACTGCCAGCACTGTTCCAGTGCCTTGTTCTATAGTTACCACGTAAGGCAGGGCAATTTGTAGAGCTTCCCCCTCTTTTCTGTCCTCTCCACGGGCTAATCCCATACCACGGGGGCGTTCCCGCTCCGGCTGGTCTAGCTCATCAAGGATTAAATCGGCGTGAACCTCGTATAAGGTATAGCGGTTATCATCCGTTATGGAAAAACCGCTCTCCCTAGCCTTCTGTTCTTCAATATCGGTAGTAAAACTAACTGGCTCACCTAGCTCTACGTTCCTGTAGAACCCTGCGTCTTGCAGTTTGGTCACATCATTCTTAGTTTTACGCATTATGTGCGTAACACGCTCTGCGGTTTCTAAGTTAGATGCCCCGTAAGGTACAACCATGTCCTCGGCGGGTATGTATAGAGCTACCTGACGGTCTAAATTAGGGTCGAAGTACACTTTTTTAAAGGCTGAACCGGCTAATCCTAAGCTATAGAGCATGCGCTCGTGCTCAGGCCGGTACTCTGACATCACGTCTGTCAGCTCGTAGTTCATGTCTGTTTGAACACGCAAGGCTGCGTCTTCTTTTTCCCGCGTTATCTCGCCTAGAATCTGTGTTTTAACGGGGCCAGCCGCTGGGAACGTCTCGCTCATGGCTTCAGCTTGGAAACGAATGGCTGCTTCTGCTAGAACCGTGCTATATACACCACAAGCATCTTGCCAAGGCTCAGTACGGTTCTCATAGTTAAACCCCAGTACCTGCATACCTTTGACGTAGGTGTCCGTCCATTCCCTACGGCTCTGGGTATCTGCTTCTACTTCAGCAACTAGCTCTGAGGACAACTCAGTGAGCTGGCCGTCATCCATGTACTCTGCAAGGTTGGCATCGAACGGCGCATTTTCAATGTCGTCATCCACTCGGTCAGACACTAGCGTTATCTCAACACTGCCGTCTTCCATCATGTTTATATCAGGCGCTTCAATCTCAATCTCCAGAGCTTCCTCTAACCCAACTCCTTCGGTGCCTTCCGGCATGCTGTATAAACTACGCTCGATTGCCATTACTTAATCCTCAATTGCGGCCCATTTGTCAAGAGGGCACCGTTGCCCCATTATCCATACTTTAGCTGGCATAAAACACCCGCACTCTTTACAAACTTGCAACGCTTTGATAAGCCGAGGGCATTCATTACAAGTAGCTAGTCTATCTACGACTGCTTGTTGACTAGCACCTATTTTGACCTCCACTTAATAGTACCCTCCACCACGATACCCTTTAAAGAATTTCTGATCTTCCGGCTCGTCTGTGGGGAGAGTTATAAACCCCCCTTGCCTAAACCGCATAAGGGCCATAACTGTGGAGTCAACTAAGTCATCATGGGACATAAAAGGAAACCCCGCAACTTCTTCAACTAGCTCTTCAGCCCACCGTGTTTGAGGAACCCACACCAAACCAGAACTTATAATATCCGCTACAGAATTCAAACGTGCTGTCTTATCCCCACTACCTCGGTGCGGAGTATACTCTTGCACCATCATCCCTGTCCTACGCAATTCTTGGTAGAGTGGTGTTCCGTTACTTTTCTTCTCCACAATAAACGCATCGGGCTGCCACTCGTCATATTCTTGTTGGGCTAGCTTCTTAAGTTCTGGGAACTCCACACGTTTCTTAATCGAGTTAAGAAGGATAATACAGTAACAGTTCTCTTCCTCGTTTTTAAATACTCCCCATGTGGTTAGGGCTGTATAGTCTGCACGGTTATGAGATTCAGCCGCCGCATCAAGTGACATGATCAAGTACTCACATTCAGGAGGTTTCTCTTTAGTCCACTCTTGCCACCACTCTCGCTTTACTATTGCTGCTTCTTCAGCGGTAGGGTTCTGTTGATACTGTGCGTTCCATTGGAACAACGGCATTGAGGCTTTGGTCTGTTGTAGCGCACGTAGGTTAAAAAACTCAGGCCATAGTGGTTTTTCTACAATCCCCGTTGGGTTCTCTTCTGTTTTGTCCTCAGTCGCTACTTCCAGCAGCGCTGGAAACTCTACAATGTTGTATTGGTCTGCTTGATCATTCTGCGACATGTCCCGAACTACTCGTCCGGTCAAGTCATCCATGTGCCACCGTGTCTGTACAATAGCCACTCGGCCACCGGGCATCAGTCGTGTACGCGCCCCGAACGTAAACCATTCGTAAGCTTTATCAAAAACGTCAAAGTTCCCACTAAGCACGTCTTGTTCTGAATGGGGGTCGTCCACCAACAGTAAGTGGGCACCACGACCCGCGATAGAAGAACCTATTCCACAAGCGTAGTACTCCCCGCCCATGTTCGTATTCCACCGTCCCGCCGACTTACTGTCAATAGCGAGGGCCACATTAGGGAAAACAGACTTGTAGTTGTTCGTCCCAATCAAGTTTCGTACCTTACGCCCAAAGTCTACCGCTAGGTCTGTGGTATGAGACACCATCATTACTTTCTTATCTGGGTTTCTACCCAAAAACCATGCGGGGAAGTATATGGAAACTAACTGGGATTTGCCGTGACGGGGAGGTATATTGACGCAAACCCTGTCTTTCCCTGTCTCCGATATTTCTTCCCCGCTCTGGTCGTACTCTTTGCCCTGCTCAATCTCCATCAGGAGGTCAGCAAGAATTCTGTGGTGCTTACCTACTATATAGTCTGGTTGCATGAGTTTACAAAACTCAATCAAATCTCTATGAGCGGCTTCAGCGCGTTGGCGTGTCGTTAGCTCATCTACTATCTTATAGACTTCTTCCTGCTCTTCAGCGGAGTAGCTATCCAGATTTTTAAGTAGTAAGTCGATCTCCTCAGCAGAAAAGTCCGCAGGAGGCGGGCGCACATTCAAATCAGTGTCGATAGCAGAGCTAGGCATCTGCTACTTCGTAGACCCCATCCGCGTTCTGTTTCAAAACTTCTAGCTTCTTTCTCAGCTTTTCACGTAGCTCATCGGCATTCTGGTGGGTCACGGTGATTTCTTTGCGTTCTGTAAATAGCCCTACGTCTGTCATCTTCCCCAGACTAATTAGTGCCTGCATACGAATTCGGGCTTCGGGGTTTTCAGTCTCTAGGATAAGTTTGTTAACCACAGTGTTGCGTATCTCTGCCGCGTGGGTAGCGATGAGCTGTCCGAACTCTTTAAGAATGGCATCGGTCTGTACTAAGGAGGCGGGAGTCATTGCGGAAACGCGGCTATTGGTCACCGCTTTAGAAGTCTTCTCTACGTCTTGCGCGTAAGAAGTAAGTAGCCTAGCAGCTACATCGTTGTCTTCGTCAGAAGGTTCGACTACTAAC